CGTGGCGTAGAACCCGAGGAAGGTGGCGTTCTTGCCGATCTTGTCCAGAAGCATGCCCATGCGGTAGAGCTCGGCGATGACCGAGGTGATGATGCTCTTGAAGGTCCGGATCCCCTCCAGGAACTCAGGGTTCCACTTGATCTTCTGCGTTTTCTCGTCGATCGTGACGATGGAATCGGTAAGATTCTTGAGCTCGTACTTGATCGCCTGGAACAGGGGCTCGAAGGCCATCCCGCCCAACTGCTTGAAGACGTCCTTCGTGTTGGACCACAGCCCCGTCCAGGTGTTCTGCGATTCGATGCCGGCGGCGCGGAACGCAGCGAGCTTTCCCATGAGAAAGTCGAAGAGCTGCTGCGCGTTGTGCGAGTTCTGGCGGATGTCCTCGTTGGTGAGCCCCAGGGCCACACCGATCCGGGAGGTGCGGGGGTTGATCGTGCCCATGAGCAGCGAGCGCGTCTCCTCGGCCAGCATATCGAGGGAGAGACCGATGGCGCCCGCGGCCTGCACCGTGGCCACGGTGAAGTCCTTGACCTGCTGCCGGTTGAAGCCCTTGGCCATCGCAACGGGCAGCGTCTCCTGGTAGGCCCGGACGAGCTGATCCAGGGTGGCGAGTGTCTGGAAGTTGGCCACCTGGAGCTCCTCGATGACGCCCTTGGCGTCGCGCTGGGCAGCCTTGAGGGCCTCCTCGGCCGAGACGGCCTTGCCGGACACCTCGTCGATGTACTTGCCGCCCGTCATGAAGGACGTGGCGATGCCCAAACTGAAAGTCTCGAGCTGTCCGAGAAACTTGAGCGATTCCCCGACGGCCTGCTTGACGAGAAGCACCATGCCGGCAACCGTGCCGATGCCCACGGCGGCCTGGACGACGCCCTTGACCGAGCTCTCGAGGCCGCCCATCTGACGAGTCAGACCCTGCGTCTCGGTGCCGGTCTCGCCCAGTTGGCGCTTGATCTCGTTGAAGACCGCGCCGGTCTGGTTGAGGGCCTCGATGATGAGCTTCATCCGCATGTCAGGCATCGTGGGGTTTCCTCATCGGGTTCTCTTCGCAGCGCTCGCAGGCCCAGTCGGCAAACTCACCGTGCAGCCACCGGCATTCTTGCCGTTTCTGCGGCCCACAGGAGGCCTTGTGGCCGTTTTTCCCGGCTCCCAGGAAGGCAATCACGGCCTCCCGGAACAAAAGCTCCCTGGAGCGAAATTTCAGGTACGGGGCGCACTCGGCCGGGGTGTATCCCCAGAGGATCCGCTCGCGCTTCGTGATGTCTCCCCCGGAGAGGAGGACGCAGACGTCTTCGACCCAGTCCGCGCGATCGACTCCCTCAGGTTCTTCATCATCCCGATGTAGCTCTCGAACAGAGAGGCTATCGGGTTGCAGGTAAAAAAATCCTCGATGACCTGCATCGTGGTCTCGGGGTCGAAGGACCACCGCACCTCCCGGGTAAGGCGCTCGAGGTCCTTTTCCGCAAGGGGCGTCTTCTCCTCGATGAGTGCAATGGCCACAGCCTGCGGGAGCCTCTCGCCCAGGAGTCCGGCGACGGCCTCGGCGTTGAAAGAGATCTTCATGTCGCCGGGATCGCCCGCGAGCGAGAACATCGACGGGATCGTCGTTTCCTTCAGCAGGTCCATGAGCTGGGCGATCTGGCCTAGGACGAGCTTTTTCTGCGCGTACTTCTTTCCGTCGACCTCGTAGGTGAACACTTCTTTTTGCGCCATTCGGCCTTCCTCCTTTTCGTTTTCCCTCTCATCCTGCCCCTCCCGGCGGGAGAGGCAGATCAAAGGGAAATCCTCAAGCGGCTGCCGCGTACTTCTCGACCATGTTGCCCACCTCGGCGCGGATCGAGCCGTAGGTGTCGTCTTCCAGCACGACTAGGTCGCCTGCCTCGGCCAGCATCTTGCCGTTGACAGAGAGGGGTGCCTTCAGGAGATTGCAGCGCGGGAAAACGAGCTCGACGTAGTAGCTCTTGCCCGTCTCGAATTCGGCCCCCGTGGCCTTGAGGTAGACCCCGAAATACTCGTTGTCGAGCATGCGCTGCTGGAGGATGTAATCGCGGGCCTCCCGGTTGAGCTTCAGGGTCTGCGTGCGGCCCTGGCGGATGGCGTAGTTGGCATAGGCGCCCGTGCCGCCGATCCGGAACTCCGTCAGGACGTCGTTGTTCAGGACGTGCTCCACCGAGTCGATCTCGTCGGAGTAGGTGCGCCCGCCCAAAAACGTCGTGCCGTTCCAGATCCCGCCCACCTTCAGGACGACGTCGGTGACCCGCAGGGGCGGCTCCACGGCGCGCGCCGGGAAGGTACACCAGGCGGGCTCCGTCGGGACGTAGAGGATCTCGTAGTCGGTCAGGGTGGCCACGCCCCCGGGGGCGGTGATGGTGAGCACCGCGGGGGTATCCGCGGAAACGGCCGTCACGCTCACCTCCGCCCACTCGCCAGTGGTGGGAACCAGGACCCGGACCTGGTGGACACTGTCGAGCCTCAGGGCGGCCGTGGAGCCCTCGACGCCGTTTGCCGCCAGGGTGAGGGTCGTTGCGTTGTAGGCGGCGTTGACGGTCTCCTTGTACAGGTTGTCCGTGTACTTGCCCGTCCCCTTGAGATCGACGGCGAGCTTGGCCCAGGAGTCCTTGGCGAAGGTGGATGTAACCTGATTGACGTGCAGGTCGGCGAGCCTGCGTTTGAAGATCGTCTTGCCGTGCCGGAAGGCCCCGGTGAAGCAGGGCAAATAGAGGCTCTCGATCGGCACCGCGAGATGCTTGTAGCCCGTCCCCCACGCCGTCGGCGTCGAGGAGCCCAGGCCGTAGGCGTAGGCCAGGGCGAAGTGCTGGGCCTGGGCCTTCGGAAAGCTCATGGCGAACGAGGAAAGCGCGCCGAGGTTGTAGACCGTGTCGGGCTCTTCCTTCCCGGTGAGCTCGTCGGCGTTGGTCTCGCGCCTCGGGTCCAGCACGGGGATGCCCTCGCGGGCGATGAGCAGCGACGTATCGAGGGTCTGCTCGGTTCCGATGGCGGTCTGCTTCAGGTTGGCCGAGACGGCCCACAGGTCATAGTTGGCAAGGATGTTTCTCACTTCTTCTTCCCTCCTTCCGCCTTCGGCGCCGCCTCGATGGCGGCCGCCTGGGCCTCAGGCCGCGCCTCGAGAGTCTCGAAGCGGCCCCTGTGCTCCGGCGGGATCTCCGCGTAGAGTTTGCCGTGCAGGTACTTCCGGCCGGCAAGGGGGCCGTCGACGAGTTCGAAGGCGGCGCTTGTTTTTTTCAATCGGTACATGGTCTCTCCTTTCAATCCAGCGAAATGACGGTCTTGAAGTCGAGCCCGTAGACGCTCAGGTCCTTCGCGACCAGCGCAGCCTCGATCCGCACCGGGTGCAGGGGCTCGATATCGAGGCCGAGGTTGTTGTCGATCAGGGCCGCCTTGATCGCCTCGAGCAGATCGTACATGCCGTCGCGCAGCTCGGCCCGGCTGCGCAGGCTCCTGGCTACGGCGACGACCGTAAAGGCCTGCTCGTCGTCGAAGGAGCGGTTGGCTGCCTCGTCGAAGACCGAGCCGGCGTAGAGCACGAAGACGGCGGGCAGGGGCACCGTGAGACTCCGGACCTCCCGGACTAGGTCGTCGATCTCGCCGTGGTAGGAGTCGATCGTCCGGGCCACGTCGGCCAGGGCGGAGGCCTGCAGTACAGTGAGGATGGCGTCCTCGATGTCCGCGATGGCGTAGGCCATGACTCAAAAGCCTCTCATCTTGCCCCGGGTAAAGACCCGGGTGCCGCTCTCGATGTCGACGGAGTTGCCCGTGTTGAGCGGGGCGGGGGTTGCCGCCCCCAGGTCGACCTTGCCGGCGGCCACCAACTCCAGGAAGCGGATGGCCTCTTTGTAGCGGTCCTTTCGGTTCTCGGGCATCTCGTCGACCCGACGCGAGTAGAGGTTGTAGATCGCAATGTCGACGGAGAGCCCGACGACCCGGGGAGGCACGGGGTAAAGCGGCAGGCTGTAGCGTCCCTGGCAGTAGCTGTTGATCACCCCGTCGGCCTCGGTGATGGCCCATGTGACGATATCCGTATCGACCGCGCCCGCGCCGGCATCATCGGTAAGCTGGACGAGGACGGCCTCCTCCACCTGCTTCTTGATGTCGTCGAGCGTCGAGTACATGGTTATTTCCCGCCCTTTTTCTTCGCGTTACCCTCGTCCCCTGCCGCCTTCTCCACCTGCAGCATGGGCTCCGCCTCAAGCCGCTTCAGTTCCTCGTCACTGAAGCGCCCGTCGGGATATTCGACCCACTGGGCCGGGTGGGCGATCCCGCAGCGCCTGAAACCGGCCTTTTCGCTCTTGATCCGGATCATGTCCTCGATCTCCTTTCCGTAAGAGGGTTTCCCCTCCCCCGCGAGGGGTGCGGGAGAGGGGATGTCAGTGAGCGCTTACGCCAGCCAGGGCACCACGACGAGTTTCGCCGTGTTGAACCAGACGTTGCTGGCTCCGGCGGCGTTGAACTGCGCCTCGACGATGGCACGCCCCGCGCTCTCGAGCGTCGGGCCGACGACGAGGTGCGTGGGCATTATGCCCAGGGGCGGGGCCTCGGCGGCATTCTCACCGACGTCGCGCTTGTAGCTCATCATGGCCGCCCGGGCGGCGGCGTAGTTGGTGGCATCGAGGGTCTGTTTCGAGCCGTAGGCAAGCTGCCAGAGGCCGAAGCCCACGTTCTTGCGGTCATCGACCCCGTAGCGGAACTTCTTGCGCATGAAGACGTTGTCGTCGGTGGGCCGGTCCTGGGCCACAAACTCCGGGCGCTTGCGGATCTGCAGAACGATGGGTTTGATGGGCCGCGAGAGGTCCATCAGGAACCACGGGGCCCCGGATCCGCCGCCGTCGTTGGAGACCGAGGCGCCGTTGACGGGGTGGTCGTCGTCGAAGAAGTACTGGCCGTCGTAGCACGGCGTGTCGAAGCCGGCCTTCAGCAGTGCGAAGACGAGGATGTCGGGATGCACCTTGGCCGCCTGCCCCAGGCCCTGCAGCATGGGGGTGTAGACGCCGATCTGGTCGTCGTCGATGTCGTCGCGGTCCACCTCGATGGTCGATTCGAAGGGCTTGTTGACGATCGTGTAGTTGAAGCCGGAGAGATCTTTGATGACGCGGTCGCCCACCCACTCGCGCATCATGGGAAACTCGCCCAGCCACTTGTAGTCGACGCTGCGGCCCGTCGACGGGGTCTGCATGGCCACCAGGGGCCACATGCTCGCCGCGCCGTCGAAGGCCTGGTTGAAGATCGTGGAAAAGCTCCTGTAGATCCCTTCGAGATTTGCCTGATTGACAATCATGGATTTACCTCCTGTCGATCGTCTTGATGGTGTGTTTTACCGGTTACTCGCCGTCGTCGACCTGGGCGATGAGCATGATGTCGCAGTTCGCGCCGGCACCGTCGGACGTTTCGTTCGCCTTGACGACGAAGTCCGTGTTGGCCGCGATCGCGATCGCCAGGCTCTCCGCCTCGCCGACGACGTTGGCCTCCGCAATGGAAACCAGGGCCGTGTCGTTGAGCTTGAGGGCCAGGGTCTTCCCGGCGCCCGGGGCGGTGCCCAGCATCGCGTAGGCCCGCTTCACGATCACGGCAACGGGCAGCTCGAGGGCGGGCAGCGTGATCGTCTTGTCCGTGCCGTCCTTGGTCCACCCGGTAAAGCGCGGAAGCGTGATCACGATCGCCTTGGCGAGCTTCTGCAGGGCGGCCTCTACCGTGGCCTCGGCTGCGGCGAAGTGATTGCCGGCATCGGCGATCGAAACGGCCGAGGCGGCGTGCGCGGCGCTCGGGTCCGCGATGTGGCTTGCCACGTCGGCCTGCAGGATGGAGGGCAGGATGTCCACCCAGGCGTGGGTCGAATCGATGTAGGCGGCGATAATGCCGACGAAGATGTCGTGGGTGACGTTTCCGGCCAGATCGACCGTCTCGTCGTCGACGATGAAGACGTTGTCGCCCACGTTGGCCTGGGTGATGGGCGTGGCGAAGGTCATCTTGAAGAGGCCCCGGCGCCGCACCGTGACGTTCTTCGCGCCGTCGAGGCCCAGGGAGTTGTCCACGGACTCCCGGGAGATGCCCTTGAAGATGAGTCCCGCCGCGTCGGAGCCGGGGACGGCAAAGCCGTCGGCGTTGACGCAGACCATCGCTCCGGCGTAAATCTTGTCCCCGTCGTCGACGGGGATGGAAAGCTCCACGCCCTCGGTGTATTCGGTTTTCTTGTCGGCGGTAAGTGCCATGTCTCAGATCCTCCTTCTGCCCGGTGCGGGCGGTCTTACGCCTTGGGGGCGGGGTTGTACTTCTTGAACGTCTCCTCGTCGATGCCCATCATCT